AGCGTTGTTTCCGAAGCGCAAGAAACTATCAGACGGGTTGTTGCCTTCGTTAGCGCATCAGAAAGCCAGCCCGAATTCGGACCACAATACTGGGCTAGCAGTAGACTTGACCCACGACCCTGATAAGGGAGTAGACTGTGCTGTTATCTTTGAAAAACTTAAAGAGGACGAACGAGTCTCTTATCTCATCTTTAATAAGAAAATCTGGTCCCGTGATAGGGCTAAGTCTGGTAATCGTCCTTACAGTGGTAGCAACCCTCACACTCGGCATCTTCATATTTCTATCAATGCTGATAAATCTAATGACACTAGCCCTTGGTTCTGGTGGGTAAATCAGCCTAAAGTCCTGAATCAGGTCTTGGCTAGCCTTACCCCCCAACCTAAGAAAAAAGTGGTAGCATCTGAACCACGGATAGTATGCACGTGCTGTCCTATTCATAAACCTAAACGAAAGGCAATCTAATGGAACAATTCAAACAAGTATCTTTTACTTGGTTCCGTGCCGCAGCAGCCGCTGCAGTCGCACTATACCTTGCTGGAGAAACTAACCTGAAGGTGCTGGGAACAGCAGCCCTTGCTGGTTTCCTCGGACCTGTCCTTAAGTGGTTAGACCCATCTGCTGGCGAGTTTGGCAGAGGCTCTAAATAGTCCTTTAAACGCCTTCTAAGGGTGTTTTTAGACACTTTGACCCCCTACCTGTGGTAATCCCATAGGATGGGGGTCTATTTTCTTTATATGCGGGAAAAATATTTATATGTTATTATTGTTTCACGGGAAACCGTGGGGCAGAAACTTCAGATGACGGGGTGACGGCATAGCCTAACCTAGTCTCCTAGCCACCTCATTTTTATGGGGGGGTAAGGGGGGCATTTCTTAGAATCTGGGGTTCAGGCATATAGGAGCAAAATTGCCAGTATACGATTACGAGTGTAGGACTTGTGATACCGTCCAAGAATTAACTCTTCCGTTTGGGAATAATCAGGAGATAAAATGCGTTCATTGTGGCAACGTTTTATTCAAAGTCTTTTCGGCGAACCCTATTCACTTCAAGGGGACTGGCTGGGCTGGGACGAGTGCGACCTAACCTGCGAGGAGTTATGTGACTGTGATAGCCTTGAGGAATGAGCGAATTACCTAAACATATATCATATTCTTCCTTCAATACTTGGCAAGAATGTGGCTGGAAATACAACCTAACAAAACTACAAGGCGTACCCGAGAAACACGCAGTATGGTTCACGGGTGGGTCTGCTGTCCATAAGGCTACCGAACGTTTCGATAAGTTAGATTTGGGTAAAACCAATAACACTGATGAACTATGGAACGATGTCTGGTTCAATCAGATTAAAGAAGATGAAGCACTTCACGGTGATATGAACTCTTGGGAGTTTCGTGGTCGTGAAGATATCTCTTGGTGGTATGGCGAAGGCTTGTGGATGCTAGACCGCTGGGCAGACTTTATGCACCCTGACAAAGGTTGGAGTGTATACGAAGATTTTATTGAGAAACAATATGAGATTGCATTGGGCGATACTATGGTCAAACTTGCCATTGACCGTGTATTGGTTGATTACGACGGCAATAGGGTGCTTGTCGATATCAAGACTGGTGCGTCATCTCAGAGGCATCCCCTGCAACTAGCGGTCTACGCTTGGGCTCTAGACAAGCAGGGTATATCAGTCGATAAGGCTGGCTTTTGGGATGCACGTACTGGTAGTATCACTACTTGGAATCTTGAACATCTCCAACCTGATAAGGTTGAGAGCATATTCTTGGGATTCGATAAGGCACGTAAGGCTGATATATTTTTGCCTAACTTCAGCAACTGCGGAAAGTGCGGTGTGCTATCATATTGCAAGTGGATGAACGGAGCAAAGTCTAGTGAGTATAGTGGATGATATCTTCCCTATTCGTAGAACCATTGATGAAATGGTTGATGCTTGGGACAATACAGGGTTCAAAAACGAACAGACAACAAAGGAGAAATAATGGCTGGGGCAAACTTCCAAGTCAGCAGTAAACTAAATGACGGGAGAATTTTTGTAATCGGAGCAGATACATTTGCCGATTTTAAGAGTAATCTAGTCGAAGTACTCGGTGTCGATGGAGCCGAGGGAGCAATTACTACAATGGCTACCTCTATTGAGGGAGCACCTGTTACGATAAAGCAAGCAGTTAATAACGTAACCGCTGTTATTCCAGCGAGTGTTGTCTCACAGACAACAACGCCTAGCACCGTACCAACTGGTCGTACTTGTAAGCACGGTCCTATGACTAAGAGACAAGGCGCTAGCGCTAAGGGTCCTTGGAAAGCATATATGTGCTCAACTCCAAAGGGAACTCCTGACCAGTGCGAACCAATATTCCTAAAGCGCAATGATGCTGAATGGAGTACATTCTAACCAATGAGAACCCTTGCCCGTGCGGTTGGCAGCGCGGACATAGGTGGCGAACCACTTCCATCCGTGTTCCGAACTTTCGAAGCGCATAAGATTATACTTAGACGTGCTGAAGTGTCGATGATTGCTGGTACCCCTGGTGCTGGTAAGTCGACACTAGCACTGGCTATGGCGTTGCGCGCCAAAGTCCCAACACTGTATGTAAGTGCCGACACAAACGCGCATACAATGGCTATGCGTTTACTATCAATGATAACTGGCAAGACCCAAAGCGATGCAGAAGAAATGCTCGTTAAAGATGTTGCCGAATCAAGAAAAATAATAAATGATTCTTCAGGGCATATCTTCTGGTCATTTGAAGCAGCGCCTTCGCTTGCTGATGTTGACCAAGAAGTTCTTGCTTTTGAAGAGTTGTGGGGTTGCGCCCCTACTCTCATCGTTGTAGATAACCTTATGGATATCTCCAATGATGGCGGAGAAGAGTTTGCTGGTATGCGCTCCACAATAAAGGAATTGAAGTATCTCGCAAGGGATACCAATTCTGCTGTGCTTGTACTGCATCACACCAAAGAGTCGTATTCAGGTAATCCGTGCCAACCACGGAGCGCGCTTCAGGGGATGGTAGCGCAATTACCTGCCCTGATTTGCACGGTAGGTTCCAACGCGCCAGGATATATAGCCGTTGCGCCCGTAAAGAACCGATATGGCAAAGCAGACCCTTCGGGGGATACGGCTCATTGGTTGCAGTTTAATCCCGAGATTATGGATGTGTCTGATATACCTGACAGGTCTTAATGACTAAACCTATTGCAGAACTCAAACCGAGTTATGACAAGGCGATGGATATCCGTGGTAATCCAACTACGGTGTGCATCTGTGGGAGTTTCGTATGGAATCTCAAAGTTGTTTTCGCAGAAGACAACACTATAGGGATGTATTTTCTAGATATGGAGTGCGCTGACTGTGGAACGCAGGCTACCGCACCCATTGAGGAGTAAAGATGAAACTATCGACAGTATCAACAATATCCGCGATTGCAATATTTGTGGCAACCTTGCCCCACGGTGTGGGTGCGTGGCTCATTAAAGCGACTCATTTGAAACCAATTATGGTTTCATTAGGAAAAACAGAAACTGTTTTACCAAGTCCTAAAATGTTAGCCCAATCAATCGCAAAACAAAAAGTTAATAAAATGTTTGGTAAGAATGCACGACAAGAATGGAGTGCGCTTGCCAAGTTGTGGGGTAAAGAATCTGCTTGGAACTGGAAAGCCAAGAACCCTCACTCGAGTGCTTATGGTATCGCTCAAGTATTGAGAACACCAGAAGACTCAACAATTGAATATCAGGTTTCTAAAGGACTCAAGTATATCGTCCATCGCTACGGTACTCCAACCATTGCGTGGTCTCATTGGCAGTCTAACGGCTGGTACTAATGTCTAGCAAATCCAAAATCAAGGGCTCTCAAGCAGAGAGAGATGTAGTTAAGTATCTCCAACAGTGGTTCCCGTATGCAGAAAGACGGCTTGCGGGAGCCACTCTGGATAAGGGTGATATCTCAGGTATCAATGGTGTCTGTATTGAAATTAAGAACCACGCAAAGTTAGACCTTGCTGGTTGGTTAGCAGAATTAGAAATTGAAACAAAGAACTCAAAGGCTTGGACAGGGACAGTAATTCATAAGCGCAAAGGCAAGGGAGACCCTGCTGAATGGTATGCTACAATGCCTGTAGCAGTGTGGGTAGGATTACTTAGGAAGGCGATAAACGATGGAAAAGCCTGATATATCAGTGATTTTAGAGCATTATGGAGCAACCGTACCAACTCGTCGTGGGTGGTTCTCCATCAAGTGCCCGTTCCACGATGATAGACATAACTCTGCAACAGTTAATCTTGACGAGAATGTTTTCTGTTGCTTTGCTTGCCAAACAAAAGGCGATGGTTATGCTATAATTATGCAAAAGGAAGGGGTCAAGTTTCGTGAAGCAATCAGCATCACAGAGGGAATCTTTAACAAAAGCGGCAAAGTATTACCACAGCGCTCTGCCAGAAGCAGAGGAATACCTCGCAGAACGCGGCATAACAATGGAGGCAGCAACCAAAGCACGCTTGGGCGTCGTCTTAGACCCGCTGACAGGATATGAAGCGTATACGAATAGGCTCTGCATCCCTTACATCACAAAGTCTGGTGTTGTTGACTTGCGTTTCAGGAGTCTCGGACACGAAGAACCCAAGTATATGGGAATGGCTGGGGCTACGACACACTTGTATAATGTGGGAGCGCTTTTCCGTGCATCGTCATACATATGTATATGTGAGGGCGAAATCGACACCATTAGTTTGGACTTGGTTTGTAACATTCCGTCAGTTGGTGTCCCTGGCGTCAATAATTGGAAGAAACATTACAATAGGCTCTTGGCTGACTTCGATAAGGTTTTCCTCTTCGCGGACGGAGACAATGCAGGCTATGATTTCGGTAAGTCCCTTTCTCGAGAATTGTCCAACCTTATCGTCATACAAGCGCCAGAAGGCGAAGATGTTAATTCGCTCTATCGGACTCACGGAGCAGACTACTTCAAAGAAAAGATAGCAGGTGCTCAGTAATGTTATTACCTAATGACAAAGGTTTATATCAATGCGAAGAGTGCGACTATGCAAGTCGTGATATTTTCAGATATCTTGAGCATTGCGGTATTCAGTATTCTTGGATGTTACCATTAGGAGAAGACTGTACCTTTAACTTCTTTGGATTTCTCAGAGAGTTACATAACGTTTTGTTATTTAGTAATGGCATTAAAGAGGCTATGGAACTTATCCAAAGTACGACTTTGCTTATGGTAAACTCATCTGAGGACACTCTCAAAGAGTTCCTAGAAGAGGTAACTATTCAATCCAATATGGAAGATTTAATAGATGAACTGGAGGAAGAACTTGACAAAAAAGATTGACCCTTTGGAAGAGCGTCCTTCTAAGTTTGAGTTAGATGTTTATGATGTCTTTGCTGAACTAGAAATTTTGCTTCTCTCCAAACATAAAGATTACGGTCCAAGGAATATCTCAGATAGTCCAGGTGGTCCAGTCAATGGGCTTCGTGTAAGGATGCACGATAAGTTAGCCCGTATAAATAATCTTGTGGATTCTAGAAAAAATCCACAACACGAATCTCTTGAGGATTCGTTTAAAGATATGGCAAACTATGCAATCATTGGATTGCTCGTATTGAGAGGAAAATGGGACAAATGAAAAGATTTGGACCTTACAAAGGAAGCAAGCAAAACGGAGGTAGACCTATCTATGTTTTCAAACGCAAGAAGAAAGACGGTACAACTGTTACTACTTCTTCTAACAAAGCCCGTGTTGATTACGAAGACAGTACTGGAAAGTCTCTTCCGCGTAATAAAGAAGTAGACCACAAAAACAACAAGGGTCGTGCTGGTGATGACCGTAAATCTAATCTCCGCGTAGTATCCAAAAGCAAAAATGTTGCTATGGAGAACAAACGCCGTGCTAAAAAAAAGGCTGCGCCTAAGCGAAAGAAGAAGAAAAAGTGAGCAAACTCAAACGAGTTGTAGTTATCTCAGATATCCAAGCACCTAGCCACGATGCCAGAGCAATTACCGCACTAACTGATTTCGTCTATAACTTTGAACCTGACGAACTCTACTGTGTAGGTGATGAAGCAGATAGCCCTGAACCATCTCGATGGAATAAGGGTAGAGCAGCAGAGTATGCTAAGACTTTACAATCAGGTCTTGATAAGACTTCTGATATTATGGAACGTTTTAAAGATGCTTTGGGAGATAAACCATTTCACGTTATGAGGAGTAATCACGGTGACAGAATCGGAAATTACATCGACAAGTACGCCCCTGCACTTGCTGGGCTCCGCGCTTTGGAATATGAGGAATTGCTCAGATACCACGAACTTGATATTAAATATCACGATAAAATCTGGCAGTTTGCCCCAGGATGGGCTCTTGCCCACGGAGATGAGGGGAGTCTTCTACAAACTGCGGGAGGAACTGCGCTTAACCTTGCGAGACGTATCGGATTATCTGTCGTATGTGGACACACCCACAGGCAAGGTATCCAGCACTATCACGTCGGCTACAATGGGCGGATTAGTTCAAGACTCTTTGGAGTTGAAGTCGGACACTTGATGGACTTGAACAAAGCAGATTACTTGACTACTGGTGCTGCTAACTGGCAACAAGGATTTACTGTTTTGTATATTCGTCGTAGCAACGTAGTTCCTGTAAACGTTCCTATCATTGGTCGTTCTTTTACAGTAGAGGGAGAAGTGTACGAGTGGTAATAGAAAAATACGAGAACCTTGTAGCACATCTTGGCTACGAGTTTACTCGTAAGTTTCGTATGGTGGATGCTGACGACATTCGCCAAGAGTTATGGTTATGGTTTTTAGAACACCCTAACAAAGTCAAGGCTTGGGAAAAGTTAGACGATAAACAGTCCGTAAAGTTAATTGCTCGCTCTCTGCGTAATGCTGCTAAAGATTACTGCCAGAAAGAGAAGGCTAAAGTTGCGGGTTATAGAGTAGAAGATAACTATTACTATGATAAGAATGTTCTAGAGTTATTGCTTCCTGCTGTACTGCGTGGGGATTCAACTGCTCCAGCGCTGAACGACATTGGCTTTGCAGCCAACAAGAAGGTTGCTTCTGAAGGAAACAACTGGCTTGCTATGGTGGCGGACCTTGAAAAGGCTATGGCTAAGATGTCAGAGGAACAGTTCATTGTTATCTACCATAGGTTCGGAGACGGTGCTGATAACTCTACACTTGCTCAGGAGTTAGGGATATCTGAAGATGCCGCGCGTATGCGCGTCAACCGTGCTTTAAATAGTTTACTAAATATACTAGGTGGTAGTAGACCACGCAAAGAACGTGACTACAAGGAGGACGAAGATGGAACAGACTCCATTGAAGGAGATGCTGGAGACTTTGGAGAGCAAATTGAAGGACCAGAGTTGGACTGAAAAAGAAGATGCAGAGTTTATTAAAGTATTAGATGACTTGGCCAAAGCAGTTCACAACCTTGCAGTAAAAACATATATTATGGCTGAGTTAATCGACACCTTCTACGAAGGTATTGTTGAATTGTTTAATGAAGGTGACGATGCGGCAAAGTCTGTCCCAGAAAACGGCAATGTCTATCCTGAGTCCAACACAAACCTTTCGTGAAGTGCGCGTCTTGTGGGTGGGAAGCGCACAAGCGCGAACTAGGACAGGAATTATTGGCTAGAGAACTACATCAATATTGTACAGGGTGTGAGTGTGAAGGCATTAAAAAAACCCCTACCGCCGAAGCGGTAGAGGCTTAGTGTACGATTCTCGTACAGTTAGGTTATATTGCTATTAACAATAGGAGTCCAAAGATTCCAGATACTCCGTAAAGTATCCAGAATATGAGTGCTAATTGTTCTCCTACGCTTTCATAAGGAAAGTACTCATCATTATTTTCAATCAAATGATACCTCCTCATCTAGCGGTTTTTTCGGCACTCTAGTATCGTAAGTGTCCATCATAAAAATGGGCGTGATACCGAGTGTGCTCTGTATTACTCTACGCTCTTGGTAGTCCATACCTCCCCAAATGCCAGCCAAACCTGAGTAGGCAAGAGCGTAATTTCGGCACTCCATAAGGGCAGGGCAACCTTCGCAGATTTTCCTAGCCTTCATTGCGTCTGGAGTACGCGACCATTGAGTAGAAGTTCCCGCGACTTCCTGCGGGAACCACCACTCTGCTGGATATTCAGCGCATAGCGCTTTCTCTTCGAATACGGGCATATGATTATCTATCATCATCACCCACATCAAGTGTACGAGAATCGTACACTCCTAACTTAGAGAACGCACACGCTGAACAGTACGAATAAGCACTATCATCATAGCGTGGGACAACTAAAGCCACGCCACATTTATAGCACTCCCTTTCGTTGTATATTGTCGTCATTTATTTCTTTCTCTAACGGGAGTTGCCCCGCTAGGGTACGATACTCAATGGCTTTGAGCATCAGAGCAGAACTATCGATGATTCTGCCCTCCGCTAGCGCCTTATCAGCACTAGCGGAAAACATTTCGGCTCGCTTACTGTAATAGTAGGGAGTCGGTGGTACAGGCTTCCACGGCTTTTTACCCACGATTAAAAGTCGGCGCGTACACAGGTTCGATAGCGACAGGAATCGTCATCATCTCTACCCACGCATTTGCCGCCTCCACGCTAGGAAACAAGCCATAACTGAGGTTGCCTTCTTTGGCTCGTACTATGAAGCCATTGACTAACATACCATTTATCATTTAGTAATACCACCCCCACGCTGGTATCTCGGTTTCTGGATTTTTTATCAAGCCGTGCTTGGCTGTACGAGAATCGTACACCTGCCTTCCTTGATAGCATAGGCAGTTATTCTTGTGCGTATTACAGTCATAGCAAGTACCGCAAGTACCGCAGAAAGAAGTATTACCTTTTTTCAATGCTTCCCAATACTCTTGTACTGAGTCGCAAGTGTGGCACTCAAGGAAGTAAGTATCAGGGTCATCATTAGGAATACCCTTCTCCACATCTTTGGTGTCGTGTAAGTAATGGGACATATACCTGTTGTAAGCATACGGATACGCATAGTCTAGATAGCAAGTATCGTTAGACCACCACACGCCACTCTTGTCGAAATGTCCCTTCTCTTCGTGTAATAGATAGAGTTCGTGCTTTGCTCTCGGGTCTACTGATAGAAAAGCAACCTTAGAGCCTGTGGTAAAATCCTCAAGCATATTCCATACTTGCGAATTGTCTAGGGCTACAACACCGCCGATGGCAGGCATCAAGTCCTCAGCGAATATACGGGTATCGCTCCTATCATCTTTGTTAGATTCCAAGATAGGTAAGACACCATTGTGAGCAAGGTATGTCTTATCATCAATAACCTTGAACGGGTGGCAGTTGGCTAGATTACTCGCTCCGTGAGTAGCATATCTAGCGTGGAATATAGCGTGTGCTTCAGGGTATAAGGCTCTGTCGAATAGAAACCTAGCGATACACTCATCAGCGTTCATAGAGGTAAAGACCTGTATTCTTTCCTCCTTCGGTATAGCGATAGCATAACCGAATCCGTGTGGATTATTTAAGCAAGAGTTCTCCAGCATATCTTTATCAGGGATAACATTAGGAGGAACTACGCATAGCATACACATTGTTCATATCCTTTCTGTACGAGAATCGTACACTATTCCTCTAAATTATCTCGGTCAAAGGTTCTGACCATTAGAGAAGTTAAGTTGGGGTATTGCTCTGAGTGTGTATAGACATAACTTGAATATGCTAACCAAGTTAAGGCTGTGGGTTTAACTTTACCTGCGCTGAGTGGAATAGTATTCCCGCTAACCTTGAGGTCGCGTGTGTACTCAACAGCAGAGTGTACGAACTCTAGACACGCTAACACGCGCTCAGGTGCTAAAGAGCCCTTGAATACGCGCACTTCTAGAGTGCTTTCGTTCTCGGTATTAACCGCAGCGTGTCTGCCACCGCTAGTTTCACCACGCCTGACTTTACGAGTCAGCCTTCCCTTATCTGCGAAGTTGGCATAGTCCTCGCTATATCGCCCAGCAAGTCGGCAGACTTGCCTATCATTGTCGTAGATAAGTTTGATGAACTTGAGTTCGTGTGTCTGTCTTGTTCTGTAATACTTCTGCCTTTCAGCATAAGTCATATCATCAGACCAAGGGTCATAGGGTTGCCCTGTACGACTCTCGTACACAGGACCGAAAGCATCGCGTGATATGTGGATATGAATACCGCAAGTGCCAGTATCCCAAGAGCGCAGACCGATATTGCGGAAGCGCGAGAAAGATGACCAATTAAACTCCTTGCGGAAGGCTTCGAGTGAGTGAGGGTGCGACACTATCTCAAAGCCATTTCTAAGCGAGCCATCTTCTTTGAGATAGACCCTATCGCCTAGTAATTCTTTCACGATACTAGCGTTGTCCTCTCTATCTCCTCTGACCGATTCGACTTCGAGTTCCAGCCCGAAAAATAAACGCTCTTTCGGGTTATAGTTCTTTCCGTAGAATATCGGGCGTGGCTTGTAGCCGTAGTCAAGGATAAGTGATTCGCTGTTCTCATTACAATTGTGATAGTCGTCTGACCAATATTCAGTTTCACACTCACCACAGAAACTAACATTGTTGTCGTGGCAACTCTCACAGTATCGCCTACTTCGGAAGTTTCGTCTTTCCGTGTTGTGGCAATAGATGTCGCAACCATTACACAAGAAGTAATCATCTTCGAAGTTATGTCCTCTCTCTCTCATTTCTACCTCGAGGCATTGCCGACATAGGCTACCCTCTCTGTTGTATATTACATACATTGGCTCGTGTGATGAATTGCTAAGCACTCTATCGCAACAATTAGTTGTATAACTACAACGGCGGTGTACGATAATCGTACGCTCATCATCAAGATTTGTCTGAGCCTGTGTAGCGATATACCTATTTTCGATATAAGGCTCCAATGTCGAGTTCAAACTGGAACTGTCGAGCAAAGGTCGCTCGCAGGACTCGCAGTTCGATGTCTGATACGGAGTAAGCGTAAGCAACTGTTCCGATATTATCTCTAGTTCAGCCGTCATTTCCTCTGGTACACTACCATAGCGAAAATTATTTCTGATATTGGTGCGCTCACAAGGTGAGCAACCAGCGTAGCGCCTAGTCATTGAATCACCTGTCCAATGAACCAGAGGCATAGTGTGTGCCAGCGAGTGAGTGTATAAAACACTAGGCTCTTGGCAGTAAGGGCAGACCCCCGTTCCAAGTATTGCTACTGAAGCGGTGCTTGGCATTTTATATCCTCTCTGTACGATTCTCGTACAGTTTGACTTCGTTGTATAGTTCGATGGCTTGTCCTCGCCACTCATCACGCTGGCGTGTTAGTCGAGCGTTAGCGCGGAAGGTTGTGAATACAAGAAACATCAAACCTAGCAACGCTATGATAATTGCGAATATATCATATTGAGTCAGATACACGATTCTCCTTTCCACATATATCACAAGGGCAGAGTTGCCCTCTTTGTAAAGCGTATTGGGTGTAGTCAATGTCTTTACAAGCCAGCACCCAAGTCTTGATTTTCTTGCGCTTGTTCCAACCCATCAACTCCATAGGATAAACTGCGCCCCATAGGTTGCGATACGATTCCAATTCGAATAGCCGTATACGCGTATCGCTTGTCTTAATTGGTCGGAAGTTGTAATCGGTAATCTTGAACCTAATCGGTGTATCGCACCGATAGTTCAGACTCTCATCAACTACGCCTAGTCGAGCCATTGCTTTTCCTTTCGGTTGTAGGTGTACGAGAATCGTACGAGTAGTGCCGTGCTGGGATAAAGGTCAGCACAGCACCACTCCCCGTAGGTATGACCTGCGGTAAGCATATTATCCCATAGTAGGGTGGCTAAGTCAACTCCCAATGGGTGTAGTTATGGGCAACTCGGCTATCTCTATACCACCACCAACACAAACCTTTCGGCTAGGTATTGGTGTGGTGGTGAGTGCCGTACGATTCTCGTACATGGCAACACGGCTATATCTATCACCCACCCCAACACAAACTCACCCGACACAAACCTCTCCACACAAACTCTCCACACAAACCCAACACAAAAGGAGCCTTCGGCACAAACTTTTCTCAACACAAATTTTTTTCGCGCGCGCCGTACGATAATCGTACGGACAGCACGAAGCGCCCAACCCCGAAGGGTCAGGCGCTTGGCGCTTGGAACTTACGCGCTTACAGGGTGGCTAACCGCAACCGCGCGAGAGTTGGCGGTCATCGCCTTCAAGACCTTAGCCAATTCCTCAGCCTTGCCGAAGTCTTTGACTAGCGCCTCATCTCCCGAAAGAGCGCGGAGCGCGGTCAGCGCAATTAACACCACGCCGTCAGCAGTAGCGAGCGCCGCTTTCAAGTCAGCGAGGCTTGGTTCATCGCTCGACCCACTTTGAGGCTTTGGCATCTTTTCAACTTTCTTAGAAAGTTCACTAAAAGACTTTACACCTTTAATGACTTCAGCGAATCCATCGCGACCGCCAGCCTTGCGTGTTGCTTGAATCGTAAGATTCAGAATTGCTTTGAGGGTCTGAGCCTTACCGCCTTCCAAGTCCTCGACCTTGAAAGCGTCTTCGAAGTATTGCGACCAACTAGAGCGCAGAGTTGGAGCGTTGCCGAAAGTGTCTTCAACTTTCTTAATCGTGGCTTTAAGACCACGGACAGAAATCGCGCCACCTTCTACCATTTTGCGAGCCTTGACCCACCAAGCCTTCTCTAGATTCACATTGAAGGAAGCTGAGAGTTCGCGCACTAATTCATCATTGATGTCGTGTGAAGCCTTTACTGCTTTTTCCTTGCTTTCTTTCTTTGCCATTTCTTTATCCTTTGATTATTTATTTCACCCTATCTGGGCAAAGCCCAGTTTACTCTCATTTCCCTAAAAGGTCAAATCACCGCGCAAGGTGTACGAGAATCGTACAGCCCCACGCTCAAGCCCAACCCCTCGCGCAGACTCCCGCCCAACACAAACCGACCCTTAATCAGTGGAATCCGTTTTAAAAACGCGCTCGCTCGCTTCGCTCGCTCGCCACTCCGATGGTCCTACTCCACAGAACCTTACCTATCGGAAAGCAAAAAGCCTTTCGAGTCGCTAGCGCGACCCCAATGCTTTAAACGGCGGAGCCGTTAGTATACACTCTCCGCAAATAATATTTTTCCAGTATTTGGGGCATACAAATGTCCGTATTGTACCTATAATTATAACAATTTGATAACAAAGCGTTCGTTTTTGGTATTTGAACGGGTTAGTATATATGTAAGGATAAACGAACGGAAGTCCCTAGTGAGTTTATCCTTCCCGCTCGGCAGCCTATGGGGCTGCCTCGCAAGGGGGTAGCGAAGCGCCTGAAGGCGCTGAGCGAAGGGGGATTTTATAACGGAGGTTTTATATGGCTGCTAAGGGTGGTCAAGAGCACCACAATGTGGCCAAACTCCGAGAGGCTAAGGCCAAGGTATTAGATTTTGTCCGTCAAGGGTTAGACCTTCAAGATGCGATTGCTCGCTCTGGTAGGAAGCCTGACGTGATGAAAGACTGGCGCAAAGATGCCCAATTTATGCGTAATTTGGAAGCAGCCAGAATAGAAGGCGAGCGCACCCTCAGCATTGTCACGGGGGATGCAAAGTTTAAGATAGGCTTTGAGGAGTTCTCATCTGAGTTCTTAGACTCCCCTATCTTCCCCCATCACAGGTCCTGGATAGATGTTCTTGAGGGGCGCGAGCCGTCCTACCTACACCCAGCGATGACCTATGAGCCAGCCAGCCCTAAAAGATTACTGGTAAATGTACCCCCTGAACACGCCAAGTCAACAGTCATTACAGTTAACTACTGCGTCTATCGAATTGCGATGGACCCGAATATCAAGATTACGATTGTCTCTAAGACTCAAGAACGCGCTAAAGAGTATCTCTACTCCATCAAGCAGCGGTTGAGCCACGAGCGCTGGTCAAAACTACAGGCTGTCTATGGCAGCAGTGGGGGATGGAAAGAAGATGCGGATACTTGGAAGGCTGACAGGATTTATCTCAGCCGCGACTCGACGGAGAAAGACCCGACAGTACAAGCCCTTGGTATTGGTGGACAAATTACAGGAGCACGCTCAAATCTCGTTATCCTTGATGACGTTGTTACGACATCCAACGCACACGAATGGGAGAAGCAACTCCTCTGGCTCCAGCGAGACGTAGTAACCCGTCTTGGTGATTCTGGTAAACTGCTCATTGTAGGAACCCGTATAGCCTCTAACGACCTATACCGAGAAATTCGCAATGGCGACCACTGGACAAGCGGTAAGACCCCTTTCACGTATTTCTCTATGCCAGCAGTTCTAGAGTTAGATGAAGACCCTGAGAACTGGGTTACCCTATGGCCTAAAAGCCACATCCCTTGGGAAGGTTCGGATGAAAATATTCAACCTGATGAGAATGGTCTCTATCCTAAATGGGATGGACCAGCACTTTTTCGCAGACGTTCCGAAGTTAGCCCGTCGGCCTGGGCGCTTGTGTACCAACAGCAAGATGTCCAAGAGGACTCTATATTTTCCCCTGTATGCGTACAAGGTACAATCAATAGACTTCGAAGAAGGGGACCTCTAAAGCCTGGTTCTAACGGGCATCCTAAAGAGTACGGGTCTTGGTATACCATAATGGGGTTAGACCCTGCTATGACAGGTAATACTGCTGCTGTTATGCTTACAGTAGACCGTAACACCCGCAAGAGGTATATACTTGACTGCGTTAATATGTCAGACCCAACACCTCAGAAGATTCGCCAGTTGATTGAAGACTGGACTAATGTGTACCACCCACAAGAATTACGTATCGAAATCAACGCACACCAGAAGGCGTACGCCCTAGATGATGACCTGCGTTCTTACTTGGCTTCTAACGGAGTCAGGTTCTCCAGCCAGTTTACTGGTAAGAACAAATGGGATACCGCATTCGGCGTAGCGGCTATGAGTGGACTATTCGGTACTATGCGAAACAATGTACATCAAAAAGATAACTTAATAGAATTACCGTCACAGGATAACTCTGAAGGTATCAAGGCTCTAATCCAGCAACTTATAACCTGGACTCCTGATACTAAGGGTAAGACTGACTGTGTGATGGCTCTCTGGTTCTGTGAACTACGTGCCAGAGAAATGATAAGTAATGCTAGTATCAACCAAAGCCACATCTCAAACCGATGGGCTACAAGAAGACAACTAGATAACCGTTACACAGTTAATGTGAACGATTATGAGTTGTCTATGTACGAATAGGACTATAATGGAATTTGATATCCAATCTATAGCGCGGCGCGTCGATAATATCAAGATGCGTAACGCTGACCGCGATGCGCGTATGTCGGATATCCTTGCTGTACGCAAGGGAGAGATGGGCGAAATCTACCCAGACCTATTCCCTGAAGGTATGGACAAGTCTATGGTTGCCAACTTCGTTGACGTTGCTGCACGTGACTTGGCTGAAGTACTAGCACCATTACCATCTTTTAATTGTTCAGCAATGAACGTTAATAGCGATAAAGCACGAGCATTTGCTGACAAGCGTACGATGATTGCAAACAATTACATTTATCACTCACGCTTGCAGTCTCAAATGTATTCTGGTGCTGACTGGTACTTTACTTATGGATTTTTGCCAATTCACGTTGAGCCAGACTTTGAGGCAGACCTACCTCGCATTCGCGTAGAAGACCCTATGGGTGTCTATCCAGACTTTGATAGATTTGGTAGATGCGTAGCATACGCAAAGCGTTACTATAAAACCATTGGCGAACTTGCAGTAGAGTATCCTGAGTACGCACCGTTCCTACTTGGACGTGATGGATTCAACCAAGATACAAACTCAATGGTTGAAATGATTCGCTATACAGATAAAGACGTTACTGTTCTTTACTTACCTAGCAGAAGTAACTTTGTTCTAAACGCAGCACCTAACCTTCTTGGTAAGATGACTGTCTACATCGCAAAGCGTCCTACTATTGACGATGAAATGCGCGGACAGTTTGATGATGTACTCTATGTACAACTTGCCCGTGCTCGTTTTGCTAACCTTGCTATGGAAGCAGCAGAGAAGTCAATCCAAGCACCATTGGTTGTTCCATCTGATGTTGTTGACCTTCCTATGGGTCCAGATTCAATTATTCGTACTTCTAATCCAGCAGGTGTTGGCAGAGTAAGATTAGATATGCCACCAGCGGCATTCCAGGAACAAGCAGCCCTACAAGCAGAATTACGTTTAGGTGCTCGCTATCCTGAAGGTAGAACTGGTAACATTGATGCCAGCATTATTACTGGACAAGGCGTACAAGCACTACTTGGTGCTTTTGATTCGCAGATTAAAGCAGGACAGACTATCCTTGGTGAAACACTAGAGGATGTTCTAAAAACGTGTTTCGAGATGGACGAAGTCCTTTTCGATAAAGAAAAGAATGTCAGAGGTACAGCGCAGGGTACTCCGTACGAGTTAAAGTACAAACCAAGCAAAGACATTGAAGGTGACTCTTCTATTGAAGTACGTTACGGTTTAATGGCAGGACTTGACCCATCGCGCGCTCTGATTTTCTCTCTTCAAGCACTTGGTGCTGATTTAGTATCCAAGGATTTCATACGACGTGAATTACCGTGGAACGTTAACGTTTCTATGGAAGAACAACGTATTGAAATTGAAAAAATGCGTAGCAATCTAGCCGCTGCTGTAACAGCAACAGCCCAAGCAATTCCTGCTATGGCTGCTCAAGGTCAAGACCCATCTATGCTAATTCAAAAAATTGCCGACGTTATTGAACGTCGTCGCAAAGGGGACACTATAGAGGCTGCTGCACTGGCTGTATTTACACCGCAACCCGCGCCTGAACAGCCTATGCAGGAAGAGATGGTTCCGCCAGGCACACAGGCTCCAGTTGAGACGCCTACGTCCCCAGTCGCTCCTGGCGCCTCTGGCGGGGCCCCTACTGCTCCTACTGACCTAGCAAGTATCTTGGCTGGATTAGCAGGTTAATATGGCTACTAAGAAGAAGCCAGTTAAGAAAGTCGTCAAGAAAATGACACGACGACCTAAAACAGTAAAAGACCCAATTCTAACTAAGTTAGATTTCTGGGCTATTGCAACTAAAGAAGTTTATGATGCACTACGCAAAGCAGGCATGGACGAATCTACTGCTTTAGCATTTGCTATGGATAGGTCAAGTTATCCTAACTGGATAATTGACCCAACCGACCCGATTAAAAACCCACTGGATGATTTCGACGAAGATGAGGACTAAACTATGTCAATGCAAGATGTTCCTGGCGGTCCTGGAGTATATGCTCGTCGTGAAGATTTAGGTAACGTAAAAAAGATTCAGCGCGAAGGAAAAAACATTGCTGAGGCTTCTGGTGGTACTTACGGACAACGTAAGGAACTAAGCGAATTATCACAAGGCGCTATTACTAAAGTAGCAGAACCTGCTCCCGCTAATCCTCTTGCTAACTCCTTACCTGCTGTTAATTTAATGGCACAAGGTGAAGAAGGAGTGCCACTTTCTGATGGTGCTGCTGGTGGTCCTGGTCGTGACCGTTCTGCTCTGATGACACCTGTTGATGATATTAATCAAGGCGAGTTACTAGCCCGTGCTATGTACCTTGCTAATCCAACTCCACAACTTGCTAGAATTGTAGAAGCGTATAACGAAGAAAAACGGGGCTAAGTAGTGGCTGAATTAAAACAACCTACTTTAGGTCCTGCTGCTCAGGCTGTCTATAACAATAGCCAGGATTCTTTGCGCCGCAGAATTGCTATTCAAATGAATACTCTGCAACCAGCAATGTATACTAACTTTGAACAAATAGTTAATAAATATCCTGGTATGAGTAAAGACCTAGTTATGGCTATGGTCAGCCAAGGACTTACGGTTAATACGCCTGGAATTGGCAAGATTGTATCTATGGATGGCATATCGCAACTTAAAAATGATGCTTTAAACTTAGATAAAATCAAATCTACTGTTAAAAAAGACCGTGGTTTTCTTGGTGCTATCGGAGATACGTTTCGTAATGCTATTTATGACCCATTTAAAGGCGCTACTCGCCTAACTTTTGCTGCATTACGTCATCCTTATGATAGTCTTACGGCTGCAGTACGTGATATTTCAACTGGAAAGATGCCAAAGCCTCTTTATGGTAAAGAAACACAACTTGGAGCGTTACTTGCTGACACATTTGGCGGTAAACCAGGCGTAGATACAGGCTCTGGGTTTTTTATTAACCCTGAAAGCCGTGTTGGCAAAGACCAAGCCAAGGCTATGAGTGCTTATGGCAAAGTTTTTGGTGAATCTTTTACTATTGGACGCTTTGCTGCTAAATCAGTAGGCGCAACTCCTGACCAGACTGCATATAGAGTGATGTCAGGGCTTATTGATGCTACTTTAAACTTAGCAGCAGACCCTACAACCTACCTTGCTTTTGGTGCACTAGGTAAAGGTGCTAGACAAACCAAAAAAGTTCGTGAAATGGTTAAAGAGGCTGAGCCTTTTAATCAACCAAAGGCTAAGCGTTTAGAAGATTTAGATGCTGCAATTACTGGTTTAGAGCGTAAACGTTATGATTTAGTAAAGAAAAATGCTAAACGAGTCGAAGATAGAGTTTTAAAGAAAGAACGTAAACTTCTCGAAGTTGAACAACAAAAGTCTAGCGCACTTTCTGAAACTTTAGGCACTATTCTAAATGTCACTAAGATAAGTGGAGAAGAATTAAAGAAAAGCCCTATCGCTCAAGAGACACTATCTGTTGAAAACATTACAAGATATATTTCAACTAATGATAAAGTCCAAAGCGGAGAACTCGTAAGGGCTATTGGTAGACTTGGTGCAGATGCTAAAAACACCAAAGGATTTGCTGAAGGCAACATCATATTAGATGAACTACCTTCTGCTGGTAAACTCTCTATCGGCGCACACGGTCTTGACGAGTACTTTGTAACTGCTCTTACCGATGAAGCCTTAGAAGTATTAGACCTTACTGCTGACTTAAGTTCTTTTACTGGTAAAGCATTTCAGGCTGAACAATTCCGCCGTACTCAATTTTTAGACGCCCTAAAGGCAATTGCTAATGATACAAGCATAGAACGTCCAATTAGAAACATATTTGCTGACGTTACTAAACTGTCACAAGAAGATGTTATGTCCCTTAAAGGTTATGCCTGGGCTACACTCTTTAATGACCAACCAGGTAACTTTAGAACACTAAGTGACTTCTTTGTAAAAATTGGTGCATCTGGTAGCACTAAAGCAATGCAGTTGGCTTTTGATGAGATGTCTAAGATTTGGGATTGGGATGCTATTGCTAACGTACGTAGTATCTACGGAGAAACTGGTGGATTCTTACTAAGCGCAACAAAGCCATATTATGGAATTGTACAAGCAGAAATTGGCAATGCGCTAGCAGAGATTGCGGACCCAACTAACCTCGGTCCTAATATGCTTAAATTGGTACAAGGTCTTAAAACCAACGACGAGTCTATTGCTAAAGCACAAGCAGATTTAGATAAGGCTATAGTTGAACGCGATGCTTTTGCTGAAAGAGTCAAAGAACTTGACATATTCCGTGAAGTAGCAAATCAAGATACTGCAACAGCAACTAGATTATTAAGTGACCCAGAGTACAAAGGTCTACGTGGAATTGTAGAAATTAATTCTGAGTTATCCGAAAAGAACATCCTACGCGAATGGGTAAGTAGCCAAGTTGGTCTTACTGATTACTTTGGCGGTAACCTAGCAGAAGATTTTTCTAAGCCACTTAAATATTTACTTGGTAGAAACTTTTCTCGCATTGCTGAAATTGTTGCAAAAGAGACAGACCCTGTTAAGATACAACGTTTCTTTGGCAATAAACTTGAGTACGATACAGTAAAGGCTTTGGCTGCTGCCAAGACTCCTGATGAGGTTTTAGCAACTTTCCTTTCAATCTTGAATCCTGATATGGCTGACCTTCAGGTATTTCGTTCTTTATCGTTACGCGCTCAAACTGGTATACTAGGCAACCCAGCAATGAAACTGGTTGATTCCTCAGATGTAAAACTCGTAAAAGTAGCAGAGAAGTTAGATAGAACCTTTGGTAGATACTTTGTACGTTCTACTGCAGTAAACCTTGGTGATGGCACTAGAACCATACAAGCCGTAGAGAACTGGGTAAGTTCCGCTAAATTTAAAGTTGTTATTGGTTCTAAGGCTCAAGAAGCATTTATAGATGACCTTTTAGGCAAGTTATACAAGGCTGAAAGCGCTGTAGAGCGTGGTGCTATAATCGATAAAGGTATGGTCGATTTGACGAAGATGATAGCAACCAAAATGGGTCTATCAGCAAAAGAGTCTGCGGACTTAGCAAAAGTAGTTAAACTAGGTTCTTCTGAAAAAAATGTAGGAGAACAATACTCAACTATCCAACGTGCTATGGGCGAAACACCTACATTCATTCCATTTGCTGGAGATGAACCTATTTCATTAGGAGCAGCAGTAGGTCTAGACCAAATGTTAAAGAGCACGGCTTTCTTGCCTGATAGCCAAACAATTATGAAAACGTTTTTACGTTACGAAAAATCTAAATTAAAACACGGAGCAAGAGCAACTAGAGCCTTAACAGAAGAACTAGGAGATGTTTGGAGAACTGCTCAGTTAGTATTTCGTGTATCTTATATTCTTCGTAACATTGGTGAAATGCAAATGCGCCAGATGTTCTCTGGTCACGCCAGTATTTTTAGTCATCCATTCCAGTTTATCTCTTTCGTTATGGCTACATCAGGTAAAACTGGTCCGCTTAACAAAATAGCAGAAAAAGTCGGAAGATGGCAGTATGATGCTTTAGGCAACAAGTTCTTGCCTATGGATTTAACCGATGGCGATGTATCAGATGCCGTAAAAGGTTTTCAATTACAAGTTGCTCGCAAAGAATCAGTATCTGACTATCAACAAAGCCGTAAAGCAGAAATATTTAAAGATTACAGTCTGGTAGATAGTACCTCTCCAGATTATTATGAGGGTCTATCATTTGTATTAAATCGTTATTCAGTAGATGATTTATATCCTGCTGTTGCTAGACTTATGCAACTAGGTGATGAAGACGCAAAGAGGGCTTTTGCGACACGCCTTGTAAATGAATTTGATAAACCAGGAAACCCTATTCGGGATATGACCTTTGGTGCATTCGAGAAAAATCCAGGAATTAAAAGAATCTTTTTGATGGACCCAGAAAAAGCCCCATCTAAAGATAATTTAAATCTTGAAAATATTTTTAAATACTTATTCGATGAGACACCTGGTAATGAAACTTATGCTAACCGCATCAAGGCTGTTGCTGGCAACGGTAGCGCCTCTAATATCATTATGGATATCATTGCTGGTGAAGCAAAGGTCGCAACTGAGGCTGGTAACTTTATAACCCTTAAGTCACCTTGGTTAACTGGTGGAGTTAAGACTCCTGCTCAGTTAGGTATTCTTGAGAAAAAATTTAAAGAAGTTCTAGAAAAAACTATCAAGCGAGAAAACCTAACTAATTCTACAGTAATTGTCCAAAAGCCAGTCTATTCAATGATGCCTGGTGGTAAAAAATTAACTCAATATATTGATTGGTTTTTTGCAACTGCTGCTAAGTTTGAAGGCAAGTATAACTTTGGACCTGAGTATATTATTTCATACTGGGATAACATCGGCAAATACGCAGGAATGCTTAGCCTAGATGACTTAAAGAAATTACAGCCTAATGCTGTTAAGGCCCTTGCCCCTATAAGCAAAGTAATTGGCGGTAAGGCTCGCGGTGTTGGTCCTGTTAACCCTGTTCTTAGAACCATTGAAAGAGAAATTGCTAGACGTCAAAAGAGTGGAGACCTTCTTGGAACTCACACCCTACAGAATATTGACAGTATTGCTGCTACAGAGGCTAGCAAGAGAATATCAACCCTATTTTATGATGCTGCTAGACAGAAACAATGGTCTCAAGCGCTACGTTTAGTATTCCCGTTCGCACAAGCCCACACAAACACAATATACAAATGGGGCGAATTGGCTTTTAAAAATCCAGTTCCTCTCTATCGTTTTGGCAGAGCGTTTGATTCTTTGACAAAAGAAGGCTCTAATACTATCTACGATGTCACAGGAATGACATACGATGATGACCAAGGGTTCTTTTACAAAGACCCTAACAGTGAAGACTATAAGTTTAAAATGCCATTAGTTGGTAGCGTACTTGGTGCTTTGGCTGGCAAAAACATTGATATGCGCGATGCACTACAAATGACTGCTCCAGTACAATCACTTAACTTAGCGTTTGGACAGGCTAACCCGCTTGTGCCTGGCATTGGTCCTGTTGGTCAAATGGCTTTTGTTATGTCTGGTAGAATCAATAATTTTGGTTCAGGATACGATGTCTTGCGTGACCTTGTTACGCCTTTTGGTGCTATACAGAGCCCAGCAGATGTAGTATTTCCATCTTGGTTGAAAAAATTAGTACTTTATGGCCTAGGTGATTCTACATTAGTTAATCGTGGCATTAAAGACTGGGCATCTTATTTAGCATCTACAGGTGAATATGGTGAAGACCCACTATCTAATGACTCTGTAAGAAATCAATTATTTAACGATGCTGAGCGTATATCTAAGTCTTTAGGTATGTGGCAAGCATTATTCCAAAGCATTTCACCTGCTACACCTCAAGCGGAGGTACTAGCAAGAATAAAGAATCCTGATAACAAGATGAAGTTTATGACTGGCACTATGCTATACCAGTACTGGAACAAGATTCAAGAAGAGAACCCTGGTGATTACGGCACAGCAGTGCGTCAACTTGCCGATACTTTTGGCAAGAATAACATTCTCATTGCTCTTACTGAAAGCACTTCTTCTGTTAGTGGAACTGACGATGCTTGGACATTTTTAAATAATAATCCAGATACAGCAGAAGTGTACGCTAAATCAACCTCTGATGTTGTCCCCTACTTCTTCCCTGGTGGGGGAGAGTTTGCCGTAAAGTATTACAACTGGCAAAAGAAAAGCGGGGTTCGCAGACCTTTATCAGCAGATGAGTTAGAGCGCGAAGCCGAGGGTATGATTTACGCTATGCGTAAAGACCAAATAGCCGAAGAGCAAATTGCTGGTGGATACACACAGTTCTGGTATGTAGACCAAATAGCCCAACTTGATAAAGAGTATGGTGGAAAACCACCTGAGACTATCAGAACAAGCACCGCTTTTGAAAAGATTGACAGAATTGGCAAGGCATTGCAAGACTCAGCCTTTGCTGAATCACCAATCTATACTCAGATTAGCGAGTTCTACCCTATGTTCGTAGAGTTCCAAAATCTACTTAACGAGTTAAAAGTGTCTAACTATGCAAGCATTAAGGCTAAAGGCGGTTATGCAACTATCTTGCGTGATAACCTTGTGGCTAAAGCAGAGATGTTAATGACAGAAAATCCATCATTTAGACGTATGTACTATGGCGTATTCGCCTCACAACTGGAAGGTTAGGTAAATGGCAGAGCAGTTCACCTCAAGCCCAGGGCCATCTGATGTAAGGAAATACCAAACAGGACAAGGTTCTTATCAGCAAACTAAGACTGCTTTTCAGTCAATAAGCCAACAAGTTCTCTTAACACCTGAGGCTTTGGCTAGTGACCCATATGTTAGATACTTAGGAGCAACTGACCCGCTAGCACAAGCACGTGAGTTTAATAAACTATATGCTGGACTTGTAGGAACTGCTCCTAGTGCTGGAACTAAATTTAATAATGCTTTCCAAGAACTACAGGCTCTTCTAAGGGCTAAAGGATACTCTAAGGGTAAAAGCCCTCTAGGTATTGTAGAAGGTGCTGACCAGTCTGGTCTAACCAAGGCTATCCAAGACTCACTTGCAATGGGTCAAACAGATGTAATTCAGTTCCTTTCTGCCTTGAGCGCACGTCCAGGAGCAGGTCCTAAGCAGATAGATACTACTACTAAGTTTAGCACTCAAATCAGCAGAGCGTTACAGTTAAAAGACATTGGCGATGCTACTAATGCTTTAACCGATGCCTTTATGTTAGCATATAACATTGCTCCTGGCAATGACTTAATAACAGATTTTCAGAAAAAATGGAACGCAGAAGTAAAGGCTCAAACTCCTTCTACTCAAGCGCGTAGCCAAGTTGTTATGGTGCCAGTCTATGATAGCAAAACTGGCAAGCAAAAGAAAGACAAAAACGGAAAACCTAAGTTTAAACCACTTGTTGATGCTAAAGGCGTAAAGCAGTACGAACCAGTAACCACTAGCGAAACGATGATTGCTGGCGAAGGATTTACCTCAGAAGAACAAAAACAATTTATGGCTAATTACTTAGCCGTTAACTTTCCAACAAAACAATGGAATATGGAAAAGATTGGCGGAGCAGCCAAGACTATTTATGATGCTATGGTTCAAGTTAGTAACAATAACCTTGAAAAACCACCTACATTTGAAGAAGCAGCACCTACGATAACCAAGATTATTGGAACTGGAAATGCTGAAGTTGCGGCTCAATTGCTGGGTCAGTATCAATCAAATATTCGTAATAGCGTTGCAAAGCGTTTTATGAGCCTAGCCCCAGACATTGCTGCAGGTAATGATGCTAAACCTATAATAGATAGATACTCAAACTTTCTTTCTGAGGCTTTAGAAACTTCTATTGGAATAGATGACCCACTTATGGTTCGTATATTAAACTATAAAGATGATAAAGGTAACTATCGTTTACCTAACGATTTTGAATTATCTAGTTTAACTATGGACGACACTCGCAGTGGAGGAACCTCTAGAGCCATAAACCAATCAGTAAACGTAGCCCAATCCCTCAAGAGTCAACTACAAATAGGATAATAAATGGACTTTAACTTATCGCTTGACTTTGATTTCTCTGGTATTGACTGGGCTAATCTTGTTATGAATCCTACTCCTATAGCAGCACAGGAGTCTGGAACAATTGGTGCAAGGTCTATTGTTGCGCAGAATCAACCAGCAAAAACTAAATCGCAACCTAAAGCAACAGTTGCAACAAGTCCTGCTTCTGTTAGAGCAAAGGAAGAAACAGATAAAGCAAAAGCAGTAGAAACTTCTGCTAAAGAAGTAGCCGAATCGCCAGTCTTAACTAACACTTCTGCTGTAGCCAACAGATTTACCTCTGCTTCAATTACTGCTCAAACTCGTGAAGAGCGTATGGACGAGTTGCAAAGAACACGCGAACAGCGTATGGCTTCAGAAGCAATGAGTAGGGCGCAAAGCGACCCTATGGCTAATTATGCCGTAAGACCTGATGCTCCAGAAGCAGATGATAACTTTATCTATTACTATTCCTGGATTGGTGGCGTAAACACAGGAAACTGGAGACTATATCGTGCTCCAAATACTCCAGAGAATATGGCTAAATATGGCTCTCGCGCTATTGGCGGTAATACTCAGGCTACTGCCAGTTCAGCCGTAGGTGCTAATGCTTTAACAGTTCAGCCAAAACCTGTCTTAGACAAAGATGGAAACGTTACTGGTTATACTGGTGGCAGTACAGGCGGTAGCACAGGCGGTACCACTGGTGGTACTACAGGTGGTACCATTGGTGGTACTACAGGTGGTACTACAGGTGGAACTACTGGTGGTACTACAGGTGGTACAACAGGTAGTACAACTGGTGGTACAACTGGAACCTCTTCAAACAGTACGGATGTACTTAAAGCAATGTTACGCGGTATGGGATTTAACTCATCTATCATAGATTCTTCAACTTCATTCTTATCGGCTTTACTAAAAGATGGATTAGATTACGATAATGCTGTAGCAATATTTTTAAACTCAAAAGATTATACTTTTAAAGATGGCAAAAAGATAGACTCACCATTCTACGCTGAATATGGTTATCTTAACGAAGGTTTAGTTAGACCTAAGCCTCCTTCAGAATTATACAATGCTGTAGAAGGCTATAAAGAAATTAGCGCTAAATACAATCTAAATTCTAAATTTACGTCTAAAGATTTTCTAAAGAAATACGTTAAAAATAATAAAACAGTAGCAATGTTTGATGCTGATGCAAATACAGCAAGGCTTAAAGCCATAAATGCTGACCCTGCATACATAGATGCCTTACGTCAATTAAAGTATATAAATGAATCTGCTGACTTAACGGATTTCTACCTTGACCCAGATTTAGGTCAAGAGACCCTAAAACAAAAGAGGGCTACCGCAGCATTCTCTACTGAGGCTATTCGTCGTGCTGGACAAGGCATTACATTCGATGCTACAAGATTTGAACAGGCTGCTGCTGGTCTACTAGGGCTTGGATTAAATGAAGCGCAGATTGGAGCATCAGCAGCGCAAGGCTTTGAGAACATAGCACAGAGATTAATGCCTACTGCTAAATTTGCTTCAATTTATGAAAGAATGCCAAGAAGCGAGATTACTGAAATTCAGAAAGAACTAGAAGCAGAAGAGTTTTTAGGCACAGCATCTGAACGCAGGAAACGACTTGAAGGAAGAGAAATAGCAGAGTTCACAGGACAATCAGGAACCGCTAGAGGAGTTTCTCTTTCAAGGTCTAGAGCAGGCATAATATAGAATCCCGACACGGACCAACCAGCCCCGTGCGGTGTACAAGACTGGTAGTATGAGCCAATATCGATTCCCCGATTGATATTGAGGCATACGCTAACTACTAACAAAGGGAGAGGTTGCTATGAGCAACGACCGCGATAACTACTGGGACGACGAAGATGAAGACGATACTGCGCAGTTCGAATTCAACAACGCCGATACAGACCTCGTTAAGAAACTTCGTAAGGCTTTAAAAGCCGAACAGAAGAAAGCAAAAGAATTAGAATCAACTCTTGGTGAGTTGACTAAGACCCAACGAGAGCGGGTACTTAAGGATGTTCTTACATCCCGTGGTGTGAACACCAAAGTGGCAAAATTCGTACCGACTGATTTAGATGCTTCTGAAGAAGCAATTACATCGTGGCTCGACCAGAATGCTGATGTGTTTGGATTTGAAGTCCAACCTAAGCAAGAAATCGACCAAGACGATATACAAAATCTACGTCAAATGGATAATGTCGCTAGGGGTACATCATCACCAAATAGAGCGCAAGATTTAGAGATGCGATTGGCAAATGCTCAATCCGAGGATGAAATCCTTGCTCTATTGCGTTCGCAAACCCAATCCTAATTATCTAGTCACTTGGAGGTGACAAATGGCTAACGCCTTTACATCGACGGGCTCCGCAACACTCGGAGGAACCGTAGGTGGCGCAGGTTTAGTACAGAAGGCATATGACCGTCTTCTAGAATTCGCCCTCCGCTCAGAACCACTACTTCGTTCTGTAGCAGATAAGCGTCCTGCACGCCAAGCAATTCCAGGCTCAACCGTAGTGCTACAGCGCTATGTTGACTTGGATGCAGCAACAAGCACTCTGACTGAAACAACAGACCCAGATGCAGTTGCACTTACTACCCCAACATCAGTAACCATTACTCTTAACGAGTATGGTAATGCTGTCCTAGTAACCCGTGCTCTTGAGTTATTCTCACTAGCAGATGTAGACCCAGCAATTGCAAATATCATTGCATACAACCTTGCT